AATGGTTCTGCGGGAACATCAGGTTCTTCAGGTATAACCATTGCTGGTTCTTCAGGTACTTCAGGTTCATCGGGTATTACTGGAAATGTTGGTGCTTCTGGATCAAGTGGTACGTCTGGAACATCTGGATTAACAGGAGCAAACGGTTCTTCAGGTACTTCAGGTTCATCAGGAACTTCTGCAACTAATGGATCCGCAGGAACATCAGGTTCTTCAGGAACACGTGGAACTTCAGGGACAGACGGCACATCAGGCACTTCAGGGTCATCGGGTACTTCGGCAACTAACGGCTCCGCAGGAACGTCAGGTACTTCGGGTTCATCAGGAACTTCTGCAACCAATGGTTCTGCGGGAACATCAGGAACAGACGGTATAGCAGGTTCTTCAGGTACATCAGGCTCAAGTGGTACTAGTGGCGATGCAGGAACTATGGGAACGTCAGGTTCATCGGGTTCTTCGGGTAGTAGTGGTATTTGCATACCATGCTCGTCAGGAACCGCTGGAACATCCGCAACTTCAGGAACGAGTGGTATAACTGTAAATGGATCATCAGGAACGAGTGGTATAACTGTCACTGGTTCATCAGGAACATCGGGAACAGGATTTAGTAGTATATCAAGTCCATCCAATGACAGTCTATATCATTGAGTAGTCCTGGTGAATTAAGAACACCGGTAATAGTAGGTCCTGATGAAAAAATGACAACATTAACCGTTACAGGAAATGGTGTAGGTGGGGTGGTTACATTTAATCTAGAAAATGGTCCAGTTTTCAGAGTAACATTAGATGGGAATGTAACATCATTTACAACAAGTAATGATCCACCAGCAGGAACCGCTGCGAGTTTCACATTGATAGTAATTGGTGATGGAAGTGCTAGGGCAGCCGCTTGGGATTCAAAAATTTATTGGCCAGGTGGGGCACCTGCTCTTCCTTCTACACTTGGAAATGCTAGTGTGTTTGTCTTCACTACATTCGATCAAGGTGGTGCATATTTAGGATTGGTAGTGGCAGATGATGTTGCGGGTGGTTTATGATAAATTATAGAGGTTTACGGTATGATAAGTAATAATTTAATATTTGCAGCCGCTTTACAATCGGGCTATGGTGGATATGAACCACCCCCACCACCACCTGGATATAATCTTTTTTCATGGGGGAGAAATGATACGGGTGCATTAGGTCTGTCAGACACATCGTATAGATCCAGTCCAGTTCAAGTTGGATCAACAGCAATTTGGACTGAAATTACATCGGGAGATATTCATAGTTTGGGTATTAGAAATGATGGAACATTATGGTCTTGGGGTGATAATACATATGGTGAGTTAGGGTTAGGTGATACTTCAGTAAGATATTCCCCGACTCAAGTTGGTACATTAACTAATTGGAGTAAAGTATCAACGGGAAATAATCACACATTAGCAATAAAAACTGATGGCACATTATGGTCTTGGGGATATAACGGAAATGGTGAATTAGGCATAGGTAATACATCGACTACATTATCTCCAGTTCAAGTTGGATCACACACAAATTGGGCAAAAATTTCTGCTGGTGCAAACCACTCTCTTGCAATAAAAACAGATGGAACACTTTGGGCATGGGGCGCAAATACCGCTGGTGAAACTGGACATGGAATATCATCTGGAACTGGTGGTAGTGGTGTTCTATCACCAAGACAAGTTGGATTATTAACTGATTGGGCTGAAATAGCGGGTGGTAATTATTTTACACTCGCAGTAAAAACAAATGGGACTCTTTGGACATGGGGCGATAATCCAAATGGTAATTTAGGTAGTGGCAACACCACAGATAGATCCAGTCCAGTTCAAGTAGGATCATTAACTAATTGGAAATATGTTGCAGCTTCACAGGGTCAAACAAATTTTTGTCATTCTCTTTCCGTAAAAACCGATGGAACACTTTGGTCGTGGGGATATAATAATGGTGCTCTTGGTGATGGTACGTCTACACAAAGAACTTCTCCTGTTCAAGTTGGTGGACCATTTGGAGCTACCAATTGGGCAAATGTAGACGCCGGAAGTGGATGCTCAATCGCAATAAAGACGGATGGAACGATTTGGACATGGGGAGCAAACTTTAACGGAGAATTGGGTTTAGGCAACACAACAACTAGATCTAGTCCTGTGCAGGTTGGTAGTTCAACATCGTGGCTTAAAATAATGGCAGGCAGAAATCATATGCACGCTATACGTTCTTAATAATAACATAAAGGTTTTGGTATGAATGATAAAGAAATACACCCACTTGATGTTGCATTGAATGCGGCTATATGTGGTAATTTAGATGAAAGTGAAAAAATACTTCGCAATCAACCTCAAAATGATTACCGTGTTCTATTTAATTTAGGGTGGCATGAAATGAGACGTGGTAATCTTAAAAAGGGATTTGAACATTTAAATTATGGCAGATTTATAGGTGTATTTGGATCACCCGCTATACCTGGAAAAATTTGGAAAGATGAATCACTTGAAAATAAAACATTACTATTTAGATGTGAAGGTGGGTATGGTGATCAAATAATAAATTTTCGTTTTGCTAAACAGTTTGAAAAATTGGGTGCAAGGGTTTTAATATCATGTTCACCGGAATTGAAATCATTATTTTCCGATCATGGGTTTATCTGTGTAGATAATTCTGCTATTTCAAGTATTCATTATGATTATTGGATTCCTGCAATGTCAGCTGCTTATATTTTGGGGTTAGAGTATGAAGATTTAAATGGATTACCTTATTTATTTTCAAAAAATAGAAAAAAATTATTTTCAAATCCTGAAAATATTAAAGTTGGTATTCGATGGAGCGGATCTTCAGAATTTGAACATGAACAATATCGAAGATTTACACCAGAGTTTATGACCAATTTACATAACGTACCCAATACCACATTTTATTCACTTCAAAGAGATGAGAATACAATAGATGGTCTTCCATTTGCAGATATGCGTGACCAAATGACAACATGGATTGATACTATGAATATAATAGCAGATTTAGATTTAGTAATAACATCATGTACTTCTATTGCTCATTTATCCGCAGCTATGGGAAAACCAACATGGATAGTTATACCAGTTTTACCATACTATATTTGGTCCTTTCCTGATAAAAAAAGTAAATGGTACGATTCAGTCACACTATTTAGACAAAAAAAATTCGGTGAATGGCAAGATGTTTTTGAAGATATTAGAAATGAATTGATAAAAATTTCTTCTTAAAAATAATCTTTGAAAAATACATACATATTTATATGTAATAATGTTCCTATTATTGAGGTGATGTATGAAATACATTTTAGTAAAAAATGGTGAAATAGCTGGAAATCCAACTGATTTACCAAAAAGTTGGGATAACATTTCAAATTTTTATGTTCTTGATGATGTAACTCTAAAAAGTTATGGTTGGTATCCATTTAGATTTGTTGAAGCACAAAAAAATGAAAATCAATATTATGATGGTAGTGATTTTGTAATAGAAGAAAATGAAGTGGTTGAATATCAAAAAGTTCGTAATAAAACTCAACAAGAAATTTCACAAGAAATTGAATCAGAATGGCGTGCAGTTAGATATAGAAGAAATGAATTATTAAATGAATGTGATTGGACACAATTACCAGATTCTCCATTGACAAATCAAAAACAAACAGAATGGCAGATATATCGTCAATCATTAAGAGATATAACATCACAACCAAGTCCATTTAGTATAGTTTGGCCAATATCACCAGAGGCGTAAATATGAACAGTCCTATTCAAAAACTCATTAAAGAATTAAATATATCAATCTTTAATGAAAATGAATTGGTTGATAAAGATGTTATTGTATTTTTTCCAGGTCAATTCCAACCTATGGGACAACACCAACGTGAGGAATATTTACGCTTAAGTAGAAAATTTGGAAAAGATAATGTACACGTAATTACAGATGACAAAATAAATCCTCAAAAAACTCCCCTTAGTTTTGAAGAGAAATCCTCGATAATAAGAAGACATGGTATAAAAAATATACAAAAGGTTTTGAATCCATATATGCCAACCGAACTAATAAACAAATTAGATCCAAATAATACAATTCTTATTTTTGCGGTTAGCTCAAAAAATGTATCCAAATTAAAAAATTTTAAGAAGATAACAAAATATAATGGCTCATCTAAACTACCAATCAAAGATGCACAAAATCCATACGTTTATTATATCCTAACCAATGAAGTTAAGTATGATTTACCAAGTTTTGGTAGATTAAATTCAACTAATATATTTAGGGCTTTAAGTGACCGTGAGGCAAAATTGTCAGAATTAAAGAGTAGATTCATTTCAATATTTGGTTGGTTTGATGCAAATTTATTTAATATGATTATAAAAAAATTCAACACAACTCGTGGTGAACTAAAAGATGGTAAGGAAGAATTAAAACCCTTACAAATGGTTACAAGAACATTTTGGAATAAAGTGTATGAAAGTATTGTTGGCGATAAAAATATAAACGAGGTTGCCACGTTACCACAGACTATGTTAGATGAAATAGAAAAAATTGCAAAACAATTCTTTCATAAAATAGAATCTGAGGTAAAAAACGATATTGATGCTGATAATTTCGACAGTAAAATAAGATTCAACATATTAGACGATATGACTGAATTATCTACGGAATCAACTAAGATAATAAATGATATTATTAAATCAGAACCTTATGTTCAAGAATTGGAAAAAACAAACCCAGATGCTTTTAATAACATAAAATTACATACATTTACTGTGGTTGTAAGGCCTAAACGATTTGTAATAGATCAAACATATGATAAATTTGGTAAACTAATAGATTTGGCATTAGACGATGAAATGCCCGGGACTTTTACAGAAAAGTTAAATAGTTTTAAGAAAACGGAGATTTGGAAAGATTATGAGTTAGAGCTAAAGAAATTAAAGAACCATAATGATTTTTCAGTTGGAAGTAGAGCCAAGTTTAATTCAACAGGTTCTATTTACAAAAAAGATTTTAAAGCAACTCTGATAGTAAATTTTGATTGGTTTTTAATGTATCTAAAGTTGTTATTAGTAAAAAATGGATTTATACAAATATCATTAAATAAAGTTGTTGACGATTACGTGAAAGGTGTCTATATTGGTTTAGTTTCACATGAACTTATACATTTTGTTCAAACTATAAAACAACAAATACAAACAGGAGAACGTCAGGCATCAAAGTATGAATTTAGCAGCCCTGACAAGTTAGGATATGAAAAATTTAATAAGATGTATTTATCCGATAAAGCTGAAATTGGTGCTCATGCACAACAGTTTGTTACTGATTTAAAAAAGGCTTATCCGAGTAAATCAGCAGATGATTTATTAAAAATGTTTCAATCGGGTAAATTACCAAAGAAGAAATTCTCACCAATGTATAATTATATTGGTTACTATATGAAACTATTAAATAAAGGAAAACAGGACGATACTGTTAAACGGTTTATAAAAACCGTATTTTTGATATTAAAAAAAGACTAAAGGTGTGTTATGGTTAAAATCGATGGTGTAGGTGATATTAAAAAACTTCTACACGGTGAACATGAAGCTCAACAAAAAGTTACTGTTGGGTATTACATGGATATTTAAAATCGTTTCCTAATTGTAGAAAAGAAACTTGCACATGTAGTATGCCAAAAAGATTAGACGAAAAAATGCGCCGTATTCATGGTATGTGCTTTGACTGTGTAATTGACATGGAACATAAAATAAGATTAGAAGGCAAGTGGTCTGAATACGAAAGACAGAAGGTAAAAGAAAATGCTTTGGCTTGGTTAGGAGAAGCAGAACGTGACAAAAATTTAATCGCAGAAGAATTGTCAAAATTAGATTTTGCAAACGAATTTGGTGATTCTGAAAAATGGAGTGTTCCGTTTACAAAAGAAGAATTTTTGGAAAAAATAGAAAATGAATTCAAAGAGTTCAGAGAAAACTTTATAAAAAAATTGGAAGACGTTGATTTGACACAAGATGATGTTGAAGCTATGTTTAATAAAAAACCAATCATTGATAATGAAAATGTTATAAAAATGACATTAATTGAGAAAGGTGATGAAAAAAAGACGTAATATCGTATCGGAAATATTTTCAGGAATAAGTGGTGGGATCTCATCAATAAGAACAATCATGTTCCTATCATTTATGATGATGATTTTTATGGCGGTATTATCAACCTTTTACGGTAAAGATGTTAAAGAATTTATATTTGAAGGATTTTTATACATAGTTGTCGGTAGTCTCTTTTCAGTAGCATCAGAGCAGTTCAGTTCACGCTTTACTAAAGTAAATAAAGAAGATTATTATGAAAGTAATTTAGACGAAAAATCTAATGGAGAAAACAAATGAAAAGTGTAGTTGTTGAGAGGGCTGTTCCTTCAAACAAAGAACTTTATTCTAAAATAAAATCAAGAATAAAGAGTAAATATAAAGTTTGGCCAAGTGCATATGCATCCGCTGCTGTTGTTAAGGCATACAAAGCTGCGGGTGGTGGTTATAGAAATGTTAAAGAAACTATAAATAATCCTTCATATCAATTGGAAGGATATTCCACCAATGCTTGTGGTAAAATAACCGAACTACACTTTGTGTTAGGTGAGTCTGAAAAACACAATATAACTGAGGCAGAATATCGTGGTAGAAAGGTATCATTGGGAAAACCATTTAGAACACCAAGTGGACCTAAGAAATTTTCAGTTTATGTTAAAAAACCAAATGGCAATGTGGTTAAAGTTAATTTTGGTCATAAAGGTGAAGGTGGTCAAAAAACAATGAAAATTAAAAAAAGTAACGCCGCCCGTAGACGTTCATTCAGAGCTCGTCACAGATGTGACTCTCCCGGGCCAAGGGATAAAGCTAGATATTGGAGCTGTAGATTCGGTTGGCCAAGTTCGGGTAAAGGTGCAATAGATAAAACTTAATTATGGTTGCAAAAGTATTCAAATCAATTTTAAGGCCATTAATGGCACCTATCCCACCGACAGACTATGAAAAGGCTGCTGATGCGATTGCTACCGCGTATGATTTATCAAACGTTGGTATGAGTATGACCATATTTGGTTCTATATTAATGCAAGGTAATAAAGAAACCCTGAAGAGCTTTCTACTTCAGGGTTTAACTATGAATAGTGGTCTAACAAATTATCTACCCGTAGTTGAACCTGGATGGACGTTGATGGCAAACGGATTCTGTTTATATTGGGCAACTGCAACATTTACACCCCTACCACCTATGCCACCTACAATTTCGCCATTGACAGGAACACAAGTTTTATTTCCTGGAAGTCCTTCAATATTGGACATAGGACTCAAAGTTGCCTTTACGGCGGGATTTGGAAAACCCGAAGATGGTAAGCTTGGGGGGTTAGAGAGTGCTTTAGATATTCTGTCATTAGTTTTAATTGCACATCAATTAACAATAGCGGGAACATATAACGGATTAATACCAGCCGCACCGTCACCAATACCATTTCTTGCTCCTTGGGCAGCTATAATAGGTATACCCGATGCCGATATTAAAGATAGCGAAACGGCAACAAGTGGTACAAGTGGCACAAGTGGGACAACAGGAACGAGTGGAACAACAGGAACGAGTGGTACGAGTGGAACGTCTGCTATTGATAACAATGCACAAAAAATAAATGATATTCTTGCAAAGATAAACAACTTAAACAAATTAAACGATTCGGATTTACAAAATAGAGTCGGTGATTTAAATACAATATCATCGGATTTGGATAAATTATTATCCGATCCTAATATAATAAAATCAAAAGAATATCAAAGATTAGTAAGTGCTTTGAGCCAATTAGTAAATTTGAAAAATAGAATAAATAAAATTGTTAGTGTCAGTGAAGAACGATTCCCGTATAGCGGCGATTGTTTGGATTGTTGATAATTATTTACATTTCATATATTTATTTACATGGATAAAAATACAAAAAATACAGTAAGAGAAATAATACGTGAATATGTCATGTTATATGTCAAAGAAGGCAAGAAACCGTCTGGTGGCCTAACTAAGTGGTTTCGTGAAAAATGGGTGGATCTTTCTCGTAAGAAAAAAGATGGTGGACACCCACCATGTGGCGCTTCTGCTGGAAGTAAATCAAGAGACGGTGGTAAACGTGCATATCCAAAATGTGTTCCCGCTGCCAAAGCTTCATCTATGTCATCGAAACAAAAGAAAAGTGCGGTAACAAGAAAAAGAAAGAAGGGTGCAACTGAACGTGGTACGGCAAAAATGGTTTCAACATATACAGAGCGTTAAAATGGAAGATTTTAAAACCAAACTCAATGAAATTTTTACAGTATTAATAAAAGTATTTGCAACCTTCGGTGGTATAATGCTTGTATTTTTTATGTTTAAAGACACACCAAAACAATCCGATGATATTAGACAATATAATAAAACAAAGGATAGTTTAGAAGGGATTATACAGAAATACAAAGAAGACTATAAATTATTGGAAAAAAGAGCTAATCATTTGGATTCGATAATAAAAGTTAAAGCCAATAACGTTAAAATAGTAAAAGAACGTTTTTATATCTACCGAGATAGAGAAATAAAAAACCCAACCGAAGCAACTCGTTATATTCAAAAATTTATACAGGAGTAAGTAATGAAATACATAGTTCTATTAATTTTAACTTCTTGTATAGCTTTCTCAAAAGAAAAAGATTCGGTAGTATGTTTTCCAAAAAATGATGTTGTAAAGTTAGCAAATAAAATACAGTTACTAAGAGATTCCGTTGAATATTTAAGAGCGGTTGTAGCTGCACAAGATACACTAATAGATGTTAGTAAATTAAGAATGGACATATACAACCAACAATTGGAAAACACAATAGAAGTTATTGGATATTGTGAGAAACAGAACAAGGAATTGGAAAAGATTGTACAAGAATTACAACCACGTTGGTACGATAATAAAATGCTTTGGTTTTTAAGTGGGGTTGGTACTGTGGTTGCGGTGGTTTTAGCTATACAATAAGGTTTTTTATGAGTAATCAAGCCAAATCGTTAAAGGATATAATAAAAGAAGAATATGCTAAGTGTGCGGCTAATCCCGTATATTTTATGAAGCGTTATTCTAAAATCCAACACCCAACTCGTGGTAAAATACTTTTTGAATTATATCCATTCCAAGAAGACGTTTTACATCAATTCAATTCAAATAGATGGAATATTGTATTAAAATCAAGACAGATGGGAATTTCTACATTAATAGCGGGATATTCCTTGTGGTTGATGTTATTCAATCAAGACAAAAATATCTTGGTGATTGCTACAAAACAAGAGACTGCAAAAAATCTTGTTACCAAAGTTCGAGTTATGTATGATAATCTTCCAAGTTGGTTAAAGACGGGTGTTCAAGAAGACAATAAACTATCACTACGTTTCAAAAATGGATCGCAAATAAAAGCGGTATCAGCTGCTGCTGACTCAGCACGTTCAGAAGCTCTCTCACTTCTTATTATAGATGAGGCAGCCTTTATTGATGACATAGACGGTATATGGGCATCTGCACAACAGACACTTGCAACGGGTGGTACTGCTATCATAAATTCCACACCAAACGGTATTGGTAATTTTTACCACAAACAGTGGGTGAAGGCTAAACTCGGAGAGAGTTCATTCAATCCCGTAGAACTCTTATGGCA